TCGGCATAGACGGCACGGATGAGGGCTTTGGTGCTTTCGTCGGTGGTGCTGGCCAGGTCGCGCTGTAGCTGGATGGCGGTGTCGGTGGTTTTGCCGGTGAGGACATCGAGCTGGTCTTGCCATGCTTGCGCGGCTTGTGTCGCAGCATCGGTTTGGGTTGCTGCGTCGGTCATGGTGGACGTCAATTCCTTGACCTTGGCAACGATTGCATCCATCTCGGCTTGGGTTTTGCCTTCGACCGTGATGCCAGACAAGTAGGTGTTGACTTTTTCGCCAAGGTCTGTGGCTTTGAGGGCTGCAACGAGGGCCTTTTCAGCGGCGAGGCTGACGGCAGATTGCACTTCGGCATCAGACATGCCAGCTTTGTTGGTGCCGAGGTCTGAATAGCGGTTGTAGACCATCTGGCCATTGATGTAGGCGGCCATGTCTACGGCAGATTGATGGCCGTTTTGGTCGAGGCCGGTGAACTGGTAGGCCGTGAGTTCAGCGGCTTTTTTGCCAGTCGCTTTGACAATGTCGGCATAGCTCGTATTGAGCGCATCCACCACCGCCTTGGCATTGGCATCGAGCGCCCCGCCGTACATACCGTTGACATATGCCCGGCCATTGGTGCCTGGGTCGATGCCTGAGGAGTAGCCGCCTTCGATAGAGGGTTTTGTGGCATCGTCTGAAAATAAGCTGTAAGCAACGATTGCAGCTGCAAGATATGGGGCAGCAGCAGAGAGTGTGGCAAGAGTGCTTGACGATGCGGCGGCCGCAGCAGATGCTGCAGCGCCACCAGCAGCAGCAGCCTCGGCGGCTGTCGCGCCAGCTGCTATGGCCGCTTCTGATGCGGCAGTGATAGATGCAACACTGCTTGTGCTGCCAACGCCAGTTAAGCCTAATGCTTCACTGACGGCAGTCATACCCCCTTGCATGGTGAACCCTGCCTGCCCAGTGACGGCACTGTAGGCAGTATTGCCAAGGCCCATGATGCTGCCCACACCATTGATGCCACCTGCTGCACTTGATGCTGCAGATGGAAATCCCAGTGCACTTGAAATACTGCCAACGACACCCTGAATAGTCATCTTCAACACCGTGGTCTTGAACATGTTTTTGATGCCATCCCACAGCGACTGGAAGAAGCCATGTCCTTTCTCAAAGGCGCGGTAAAGGCTGTCTGTGAGGCCGTTGTAGATGCTGTCGTAGAACTTGGTCCAGGCTGCGGTAGCGTTTTTGGCTTCTTCGACGGCTTCTTCTTTGGCTGCCCCCTCACGCTTTAAGCGAGAAAGTTCACGGATGGCAGCGGCTTCACGCATCAGCAAGGTGTAGGTCACTTCGTCGCCATTTCGGTCAAGCTGTTTGATGGCTTGCAGCTCGATAAGGCTTGCGCGCTGTTCGTCGCGCTCAGAAACCAATGCGGCAACTGCTGTCTTGCTGAGGCCTATTTCGGCGTTATGGAGCTTTTGTGATTCGATCTCTTCTTGCAGTTTGGCGTTGGCCGCGTCTAGGGACTGAAGGTATTTGACGTGGGCTTCGTTGGCTTCTTTGGTGGCTTTGATCTGCGCCTTGTGGGCATCGCTGAGCTGCTCAGTTGCCAACATGGATTCGAGCGCTGAAGATACGTTTTGACGCTCTTGGATTGACAGTTTTAGTTTGCCATTGCGCAACTGTTCCATGATCTTGATGGCAAGCTTTTGGCCTTCTGTCAGGGCAACTTCTTGCGTCAGTTCTGCGGCGCTGGCGGCTGTTTTTTCGTGGATCTGTTCAATGAGCTTGGCGTATTCGTCGATGGTGGCGCGGCCGGTTTTGTCGGAGCGGCCCATGCCATCGACATTGAGCTTTGGTTTGAGTTTTTCGGCTGCTGAAGTCAGGTTTTGAACCTCTTCCATGCGGGCACGTAGGCGCTGGCCTAGGGTCTGCTCTGACCACATGTCAGATAGCTCCTGACTCAGCCTGGCATAGGTCCCCTTGGCCTCAGAGAAGTTTCCTGCGAGCGCTTGCTGGGCCATTTCGAAATAGCCCACCAGGCCGATAGCAAGCGTGCGAAAGCCACGCCAAACCACTGTGACACCATCAGCAACGTACGTTAAACCGGAAATGGCTGTCTTAGTCCATGCCGCAATGCTTCCGTCATCAGCGAGTTTCTTGACCTCTTCACGCAATCCACCCGAGCCATTCATGACATCCAGGTAGGCTTGTGCGGCCACATCTAGGGCAGGCACCATACCGTTGACTAAGGTCTTTTTCCAGGCATCGCTGCTGACCTGGATGCGGGTGAGGTTGTCGTCTAGGTTGTCGGCGGCGGCGGCTTGTTCGGTGGTGAGTTTGACTTGCAACTCTTCCGCAGCGGCAAGGTCTTTGAGGAAAGGGAGCATTTTGGCGCCCTCTTTGCCATACAAGGCCATGGCGACAGCGGACTTGCCCGCCCCGTCTTGAAAGCCGTCCATGGCCTTGGCAACTGCCATCATTTGCTCTTCGGGTTTGAGAGAAGCAAATTCACGCATGTCGAGTCCGAGGGCCTGAATGGCCTTGCCTGTGCCGGCGCTTTCTTCGGTGGCGCTGGTCAGGTTTTTGGTGAGCCGGTTCATGCTTTGCACGATGGCATCGGCGCCGGTGTCGGTGTATTTGCCGATGGCGGCCATGCCGCTGAGCGCCTCGACCGTGGTGTTGCCGATGATGGCCAGGTCGTGCAGGGCCGCACCGGCCTTGATGCTGCCCTCTAAAAAGCTTTTGAATGCCCCAATGCCCAGCCCCGCCGCGATGCTGGCACCAATGCCCAAAGCAGTGCTCTTGATGCCAGCAAAGGCGCTCTCGATGCCGGTGCTGGTCATTTTGATGAGGCGCTCGGCGGCCTGCATTTGCGAGACGATGTTGGAGATGTCGGCCTCTAACTTGAGTTGGACTGCACCTGCTTGCATGGTTATTGACCTCGGGTCGGAGCGCTCCAGCCTTTGAGGGCTGTGCGGATTTTTTGGGAGACGAGCTTGCGCTGGTCTGGCGTGGGCTGTTCGCTGAATGGGGCTGGGAAAGCGGGATCTGCAGCGTCTTGCGTGGTTGCCAGATAGTCGCCTGACAGGCGGCGCAACATGGTGGATTCCCAGGTTTGCAGGGCTTGCCCGGTGCTGTGCATCCAAGCGCTGATTTCGGTCCAGCTGATAGGTGCACGCCCCATGCCTGCCACCAGGGTGGGACCGACTTCGAACAGGTACTTGACCAAATAGGCCGCCACGCCTGCATCGGGAATGCTGGGCTCTAGGCCTTCAAGTTGCAGGGTTTGCAAGCGGGTCATGCGCTGTTCGTCAGTGGGGGGTTTGCGGCCTGGTTTGGTTTTGGGGGTAGGAGCGGTGTGCAGCCAGGCCAGCTGGCGCACGTGAAGGCTCAGGTCGTCGTAGACGCCTTCGTAAAATTTGCCCAATCTCCCACGGCCTTTTGGACCTGATCCGCGATAAAGCCAAGCTCGGTATCGGCGTACATGGCTTTAATGGATTCGGGGTCTTTTTGGCCGTTGTAGTCGCAGTTATTGAGGCTGACGGTGATCGCTGCGAGGAAGCCTGATGTTTCGGCGATTTGATCCTCAACAGACATTTTTGATTTGCCGTGGCGCTTCATGCGCGAAACCATGCGCTGGGCTCGGTCTGAGCTGGCACGGGCAAAGGCCTTAGAGCCTGGACCGTAGACGGTGATGCTGGCTTGTTTGCCTTCATCATCTAGCATGGGCTCGTCGTCTGTGCCAACGAGTTTGACTTCGAAGGTTTCGGCTGCGGCTTTGGTTTTGAGATTGACTGACATGGTTGTTTTGCTTTACGTCATGAGGGGGTGGGTGGATAAAAAGACCAGGCGGGGATCAGGCCGCCTGGGTGGGTTACGGCTTGCGCTGTGGCCCTGAATCAGGCGGCGAGCACTTCGACAATGCCGACGCCGGTGGCGCTGGTGGTGATCTCCAGATCCATGGATGCACTAACGGTGTTATCGACACTGCCGATGCCGACGACAAAGCCGGTAACAATGGCTTGAAAGTAGTACTTGTCGCCGTTTTGATCGGTGATGAGCACGGCGTAGTTGTTATCGGAGTTCAGTGCTGTCTTGGCCAATTGCTGGCCTGTGTCGTCGGTATCCAAATTGAGCTTGACGGCCATGGTGCCTTCGTCAAAACTGCCCTTGTGTTTAACGGTGCCACGGGTGGCGACTGGATTATTTTTGACGACGTTGTATTTGCGGCCGAATTCGCCAAAGTCGATCACTTCGCCCACAGTGGTGTAGGTGAGCGCAGCGTAGCCTGTGCCGTCGAAGGTGGCAGGCACGCCTGCCGA